TCTTTCTCCCCACCTTCTGCCAAATTTCCTTGCAGCAAGTCCCATTTGGGGCTTGACTTTTTATTTGCAGGCTTTCACGGAAATGATGGTTAGGTCGGACGCGCTGAAAAACGCGCCGTCATTGAGATACAAAGTCCCTTTTCTGATTCGTCCGGCGTCGGAGGAGAAGAAAAGGGAACCGCTTATTAGTCGCGCATACACTTAATCAGCTCCCTTGTTCTTAGCGTCTGCGATAAGTCAGCTTGATTTGAATCTGGTATTTTGCGCTGCTTGCACCGGGCGCGGAGACGTACTGTGTCAGCGTGGGGACAACTGACAGTACGCGCCCCTCATTCACGCAAGGGAGATTGCGGGAAGAGTTTTGGTTGATAATCCAGTCAATTACGTCTTGATAGAAGCCATAATTGGCAATGTTCTGTGCTTCTGCCGCTCCGAACACTTCTTTCGACGCAAAGATGAAATTCAAGGTCTGAATATCGTTCGGAACGTGCTCGCCAAGCACATTTTCATGGTAATTCACGGTAGACGGAACCGCATACAGCGCGTACTCCGTCGCTTCTTCGGCCAGATAGTCAACCCTGAAATGGTTAGCCTTTGACAGTGCCGGACATTGGCGAAACCACTTGCGGAGGTGTTCTACGTTATTTACCGTTGGCAACGTTTCTCGCCTCCTCCAAAATGTCCTGCATGTGGTCGGCTTTCATGCGCTCAAACCAGAACGCACCCGCCAGCGGATTAGAATCCGTTCGGAAGGTCAGCGCCCTGCCGGTCAGGTGCTTCTCCTGTCCGGGCGGCGAAAAGAACCGTGTAGGCGTTCCCGTATCGTCCTCGAACACGGGGATGTTCGGCCCCATGACCTCCCCGTAATACAGGTATCTGGCATACGGCGTTGCATATATGACCTGTCCTCCGCCCGGAGGAGAAGCCGCAAACGGACTTCGCGCCAGTGTGCCTGTTTCCCACGGGCAGTACGGCATACAGTAGGAAATGACCGCATTGTCGATAGCGGTCTGCACCCGCCCACCCGTTTCAAGGTTTTTGGCGCGCAGAAGGTTGCCGTCGCCGTTCCATTGAAAGGCCGCTTTAATGGTCACACTCAAGTCCCCACCACCTTCCAATGCGGGGCGTTGGGTGCCCGTCGATTGTCCGTGACCGCGAGAATCGTTACACCGTGCAGTGCTTTGATTTGTGCGGGTAGCGTCAGCATGTCCGTGTACGCTCCCTTTACCATCAGGTCGCCCTCATTCAGGGTATATAGCCCCGCCACGTCCGCAGAATTGCGCCAGTACACCGGGTCAACGTAGCTTTTGCCCCCGGCATCAGCTTTCAGTGGTATGCGAATAGTGTATTGGCTTGCGGCTTTCAGACCGTTCGCGTCTACCGTGGACTTTTCGCCGCTGTACCACGATACGCCGTGAATCACGGTCGGGACGTACACCGTCGCATCGAGGGTTTGATCGAGCTTTGCGTTGAAAACGGTAATCGTATCATTGCACAGCTTCATCCTCTCACCCCGCGATACAAAAGTGGTACGCCGTCGTCATCCCGTTCGCCGTACAGATACTCGCCTACCAGCTTGTTCATTTGCCGACGCGCTTCATCAGCGTTCAGAGTATTGCCGTAGGATTCTGAATAGCCGTCCGTGTTAAAAGAGGTGACGGCGGGATTGGTGGCTTGCGCTTCCACGCCCACAGCTTCCTCCAGAGCAATTAGCGCAAACGCACAGAGCTTGACCGCATCCGGTACAGTCTGCATGTTCTGTACGCGGGAGTCGGTCAGGTAGTCTATGCGTTTGCGGCTTTTCAGCTCCATCGGAGGATAGGCGGCGGGCGCAAGTGCGCCACCGTATGCCTTGTACTCGTCATACGTCAGGTATTGCGCGTGCGCCATTCAGACCGCCCTCCTTTCATCCCTGCGGCGATTAGCCGAGGGAGATAATGCGGGCAATGGGAATGGTCTTGGGGTCGATGTACGTCTTGGTAGTACCCGCAGAGGATACCAGCTCCCAGTTCGCGCCCTTCGCCAGCTCCGCGTCCGTGGGGGAAGCAGAAGCCATAGAGGCCTTGGTGAAGGAAATACCGTAGGGCGCCCAGCACTTGCGCTGACGGCTGTACAGCAGATCCTGACCGCCCTTGACAGCAGGGTTGCGGTCCATTTCATAGGGGGTCTTAGCGCCGCAGTCGGTATACTCGATAGCACCGTCACCCAGTACATAGGAAATGTAGTGGGTGGCCTCGACCACATAGGCGTCCGCCGCAACGTTGGCAGGGTAGAAATCGCCCTTCTTCACGTCCGCAAGGTTGATCTGGCCAGTGGTCGCACCGGAAGCAACCACCTTGACCGCACCCGTAGTGCTGGCGGTGGCGGCATCGTAGCCGTGCTCAACGGGCATGGAGTCATCCACCAGCACCAGACGACCGTTCAGCGTCGCAAGGCCGATGTCGCGCTGCATACCGTCCGCATCGTTGTACTTGAGGTAGGTCAGCAGTTTCAGGTTCTCCAGATTGGTAGCCACAACGCTGTGCATCAGCACAAGCGTAAACTTGCCCTTCTGGTCGCCGGAGGCCCGCTGGATGGCGGTGTTCATGGTCGTAGCATCCATGACGCCGGTCTTGCCGTCCGCATTCAGCAGGGCGGTCACGTCGTGCGTATGGGTCGTCACGAACTTCTTGCCCTGCGTGTCGGTCATGCTGAACACGCCCTTGAGGATAGCAACGAGGGTATCCTGATCGATTTCGTTCCAGTAGTCGTTGATTTGCTCAGCGACGTTCTCCATGAAGTCCTCGCCACCCGTAATGTCGTAGCTGAAATCCAGCTCCGCCCACGCATTGGCGCGACCGACGACCACACGGGACTGCATAAAGGTCTCCGTGCTGGAGGGGGTGATGTCGGTGTTGCCGTCGTAGTTCATGGGGACAGAGCCGGAAATCAGACCCTTGAGGGGCGTGCTGATGTAGTTGCCGCCTACTTCGTCGCGCATGGAGGAGGCCAGCTCAGGGCGACTGCGGATAGCGCGGGACTTGAGCAGTTCCGTCTTGCGGGGGTTGGGGATGCGGTCGATGTATTTCTGGAATACTTCACCGTTGAAAAACTTGGCGTTAAACTTGCCAGCCATGATTCATCTTCCTTTCTTCGTTCAGGTTTGCGCCGGTCACTCATCAAAGGCAATCGGCGCGTCGGGGTTTTCGTTGTGTCGCATCATGAGCTCCGACAGGGAATACTTTTTGCCGGGAGCGGGCTTGCCGCCGCTGGGCAGTACCACAGTCGGCTTTCCCTTTGGTGCTCCTTCCGGCTCTTTCTCCGCCGCAAACGCGCCGGGGTCATCCGCCTTATACTTGGTTACGAAATCCTCGTAGCCCAGCAGACTTTCACCGTCTACCTTGAAGTCCTTGCCGATAGCCTCCTGCAAGAACGCCTTTTTTGCCGAAGCAGACGAAAACTGCAAGCTGTTTGCGCGCTCGCGCACCATGTACTCGTAGGCTTGGCGCGTCAGCTTGTTTTCGTAGTCGGTCTTATCGGTGTTGTACTTGGTCTGGAGGTCGGCGAGGGACTGCTGAACGGCGCCGAGCTTGCCCGCGTCAGCCTGCGCCGCCGTAAGCTGTTCACGAAGGGAGGTCAGGTCGCCGTCGCGGGAGGTGATTTGCCCCTGCAATTCCGTTACCTGCCCCTTGAGGCCGTTCACCGTGTCGTCGTACTTGCTTTTGGAGACGTACCCGCCATCTGCAAGATTGACGATGTTCATTTTCTGTTCCTTGACAGCAGCTTCAAACTGCTCGAAGGTCAAGGGACCATTGGAGAAAAGAGCCTTGAGAAATTCCATGTGTTACCTCCTGCCGCCGTAGATTTGGCTTATATATCCGCGGCCACTCCGCGGGCGCGGCGCCCATGCAGTTATGTCCCGGCATGGTAGGGTGATATATTAAAAGCCTGCCGGATACAGGCGGGCCTTTAACAGCTTTGAAATTTGGGCTTGAGAATTATTCCTCGTAGATGATTGCGATGCCGTATGCTTTCGCTGCTTCGTGCTCAATACGGCATCCGCGGGCAGTCTGCCATCCCTTGCAGAAGTAGGCGACATGGCACTTGCTCATATTCTCAAGAGATTTGGCGAGGAAGCAAAGCGGAATCTGCACAACTCCGCGTTCCTGCATCGCCTTGTCGCTGTACCAGTCATCGGTGAACAGGGTGTTCACGATGTCGTATCCGCGCTCCTTGAGAAAAGTGATCGCGTTTTCGCGGGTTTCGACGATCTCCTTTTCGGTTTTCCCCGCCATAGGCTGACTAATCATCGCTTTTGCCATTGTCACACCTCCATATTGACACCATTGATGCAGACGTTCCCAATCTTGTCATAGACATCAAGGTACATCTGCTCCTTGTCGCCATTGTACGTTGCTTCAAAGAGATACTGGTCCGGGGTAGGCGCGGCAAGAATCGCCTTGTGATTCTGCAAGGTCTTGCACTGCCACACGATGAAAACGTCCGTCCAGTCGATAGCGACCGTCCGGCTTTCTAACGCATAACGGTTTGCAATCCAGTTACAAACCGCTTTCTTCGCGGCAACCATGAAGTCGTAGGTACTCATACACAATCCTCCTTAAACCTTTACCATTTTGAATCCTTCCACGCTCATACGCTGCTTGCGTATGGGCAGACCGGACAGCTTCGCAACCTGTTCATACTTTGCGGCGACTGCGTTGATGCGCATTTGGCACTCACGCCGCAGGGTATCGTCTCCGGCAATGCGGGCGGCGTTCGCCGTGTCCTTATATCGCCGCACCCGCGTTTCCATCTTGCGCATAAGCTGCTGTGCCTGATAGGTGGTGTAATGCTTGCCGTCGATGTCGCACCCCGCATTGTTCTTCTCCGCCCATTCGTGGAGCTGTGCAGGGTCGTAGCGGGGTTTGGCATACCGGGAGTCGAATGGCAGGGCAAAATGCCCGCAGTTCCACTCAGCGATAGGGCGCTTAAAGCCCGCGTAAACGTTGCCGTCGATGTCGGTGCAGGAAAGCCCGGCTTGCATCCTGTCAAACTCAGCTTTGGGGAAAATGCGTCCCTGAACGGGTTCGTGGTCGGGGGCGCTGTGCATGTGCGCGGATATTTCCACCTCGCGGTATTCCAGTGCCTCGCCGATGGCATTTGCGCCGTGTTGGGTGATTTGCTTTACGCCGTCAACCACGTTCTGCCGCACGGCGGTATCCAGCCGCCTGTGATAGCCGCTTGCGTACTGCACCTGCAAGCCGTTATACCCGATTTCCCTCACAATCTCCCGTGTAGCTGTTTGGTAATCCATCAGCCCTGTGCTTACCGCCAATACGCCCCGGTCAACCGCCCTGCGGTACGGCACTGCAATCGCCGTCGTGTTGGACAGGTTTTGCGCCGTCTGCGCCGTCTGCCGGGACACGTTCTGCGCGAACTGCACAAGCCGCTGTCGCACGGCGGCGGAGGGCTGTGCGCCTGCTGTGAACGCTTGTGTGAAACGCGGGTCGGTGTATGTCTGCTGCATAGCCGCATTGTACACCGCCTGAATGTCCTGCGCATTCAGACGGGTGACGATCATCAGCCGCTCGGTAATCTCGCGCACATCGGAGGTCATATCGGCCATGATGACGAGGCGGTTGATGTTGGCTTGACTCAGCCCGCCGATTTTCTTAATTTGCTCGGCAATCTTGCGAATGTAGAAGCTGTTCACCTCATCGAAACGCGATTGCAGGCGTCCGAGCACCCTTTCCAGCGCTTCATTCGATAGCATGGGATTTCACCCCTTATTCGCCGTCGTCGGGCGCAGAAGTCCCCGTAGCGCCACTCTGTGCGGTCAGCAGCGCGTCCATAGACTGCGAAAGCTGTTCCTGCTGCACCTTTTGAAGGGCGCGTTCGGCTTGCGCTTCGGTTTCACCGAAATACCACATGCGGAACTCTGTCTTACTCATAAGCCCCTGCGACATAAGTTCCAGCCGTTCGCCGAGCTGCCGGGATGCGTCGGTGATGATGCTGTCATCCCATTCAAAGGACAGGTCGTAATCGCCAGCCGGGGCGAGGTCATACATGGTGGCGTACTTATCCATTGCCCGCACCACATCCCGCAGGCAATGCTCAAGCGCTCGCTGGTTGTCGGCAATGGTGGCATATGTGCGCTGCTTGACGATGCGCAGCTCCGTAGCCGTCCGCGCTTCCTGATTTGCGTCGGACAGCGTGCCTCTTGCAAGACCGCAGCTATCCTCGACGCGCATGAAAAGCTGATTCAGACCGTTAAACAGCGCGGAGTCGCGGATGGCAGGGGAGAACACCTGATAATGGTCGTCGCCGAGGTCAACGCCGCGGAACAGGCGCTCATTCAGTTGGGGCATTTCCTGCCGTCCGCGTCCGTTTATCTGCGGACGCAGCACGGAAGGATCCACGTCGATAGCCAGCTCACTGCCCTCATACTCCCACAGAATGCGGGAATACTGCATATCCGCCTCCCGGATGATGTTGACGGCTTTATTGAATACCGCCACACCCATAGGCGCGTCAATGTCAACGTTGTTCGCGTTGGCGATTTTGAACCAGCCGAACATCTGCCCTTCCGTGTCCGTCAGCAGGGCTTCCGGCTCTGCTTCCGCCCATTGCGGAACGTCGGTCAGCGGGATTTCAACGCCGATGGACTCCCGGTTATTGGAGCGGAAAGCCCTTTGCGTGATGGAAATACCCTTGTCCGTTACCGTGTGCCGTTCGAGGCGGGTGTACGTTGTTTTGCCGTCCTGATAGGAATCGCGGAAAATCACATCTTTCAGGTTGCCGTCATCGTCAAAGGCGATAGGGTACAGGCTCCACGCCGTAGCGCAGTCGAAGTAGATGTGCCCGTCCTTGGGGTAGGGTTTGATGGTCATGCCGCCCGCCGCGCACGCCTGTTCCAGCTTGGGGCGGAGGGACTGCATCAGCTTTCCGAATTCTGCTTTCAGGTACTCGGCGCGGGGACTGTCCTGCGCATTGCCGTTTTCGTCCGCCTTGCCGCTGATGTTCCACTTGACCTCCAAAAGCACCTGACGGGCGATTTCGGAGCAAATCAGCGAGGGGAGGTTCAGGCTTTTCACCTTGCCGGAAGACAGCCACGGGGGTGAATCGGTGTACATTTTGTACCACAGGTCGAGGGCACCAATCATTTCGTTGGACAGCGGCGTGTCGATGTGCTCAACCGCCGCCACGTCCTTAAAGGGGAACATCCGGTGTATCACCTGCCTTATAAACTGCCATAATCTCGAAAACAAAGGGTATCACCGCCTTTAATTGGCATAGAAAAACCGCCGCACTGAATCAGTGCAGCGGCTGAATGGGGTTATTCCTGTTCAACCAGCATAGGCTCAACCACAGCTTTGATGTATTCTGCCCGTCCCGCTTTGGGGAAGCGCTCACCCGTGCGGTACATCCTGATCTGCGCCCGGTTAAGCCCCGTCGCCTTGCCGATGGTCGTGTCGCTGATGCCGTAGTCGTTATACGCTTTCACCAGCAGACGCATGATTTCATAGCGGTCTCGCTGTTCTTCCTGCGTCTGCACGGGGCAGACGGTGGAAAGCCCTGCCTTGCTCAGGTACGCCAGCACATAGGGCAAGCGCTCGTTTTTGCAGGAGGCGACGATGGACGCGGCGCGGAGGTAATCGTCGTTCGTAGTCTCCCGTGCCGGAAGGGCTTCTGCCGCCGCTGTCTCCGGCTCCGCCGCCTGTGTAGCCGTTCCATACCCTCCCGTCCTGCGGATGGCGGGTAACACTTCGGACGTGACCCAGCGCTTGAAACGCTTGGCGGCGGGGAGCTTACTGGACAGGATGAGACTGTACAGCCCGGACTCGTTGATAAGCATTGTCGGCTGAGAGCGCCCCATGCTGTCGATGATGCCCTGATTTAGGGCATCATCCGCATCGACATGTGACTTAATCGCATTCTGCGGTTTTGCGTACCCTAACGCAGTCGCAACGTCGCGTCCAACAAACCACGGCATGTCCTCAATCATCAGGGAGCGGACAGCACCGAACTCTTCATTGGCGAAGGTCTGCAACCCGTTCATTCGTCCACCGCCTTTCGGATGTTCTCCATGCAGTCCAGCACCTCACGGAGGAGGGCATCGGAGATACGGTCGGCAGGGTTCATGCGGTCGCACACGATGGACAGCGCTTCGTCGATAACGGCGAGTTCACGCAGGATGAGTTCGTACATTGAAATTTCCTCCTATCAGCTAAATATTATTGACTTTTGGCTGACAGGATGGTATGATGTAAATGAATTTCACACCATTCCGTCAGTCGGTGTGGTTGTGGGGATTCATTGTGGTAAGCGTTGTCGTGTTTGCAGCAGGAACAACGCTTACTTTTTTATTTCGGCGTACAGCTTTTCAATTCCACGGCGCACAACAGCGACTTTCTTCTCTTTGAAAAACTCAGCGAGTTCTTCAAGTTTTCGGTCTGTTTCTGCGTCGAGCCTAACCATTATCTGCTTAGACTTTGGATTTTCAGCCTTAGGCCGCCCCATTTGTGGGCTCATCGTGCCACCTCCTTTGTGCCACGATGTTATTATACTTTTTGGTAATCAAAATGTCAAGATCCTTTTTGAAAAAAAAAAAAAACCGTAAATAAATTATTTTAACACAAATCACCGTTATAGTCAAATATTTTTAGCTGGAGGCATAGAAAAAGGAGCGCGTTGTGCGCTCCTTGGGGTATTATGCCATATGCTTCCACTGCTTGCCGCAGTCCTGACAGGTGTACAGGGTAGCATAGCCGATTTTGTTTCTCGTCGTGGACACGGATTTTCCGCTGCCCTTGTATTTCTTCGGATGGTAGAACAGCTTGACAATGAACATGAAGGGCGTGCAGACGAACCACAGCATAAACTCGATCATCCACCACCACCAGCCGATGAACAGCCACCAGAAGAACCCGTGCCGCTTCTCGCCAGCCTTAAAGCGGAACTTCGTCTTTGTCCTGCTGCCTTGCTGTTCTTGGAAGGTCTGCATCTGTACGTTGGTGCTCCCGCATTTCGGACAAGTCATGCAATCACTCCTTACTGCACGTTGAAGTGAAGCGTGACGGTAGGCACGTCCGCAAAGAACATGTATGTGTCCGCATTGGACAGGCGGAACGTAATCTCGATGGTTTCAATTTCCTCAACCGTCGTGATGTCGGTATCCACGGCATTGAACGTCAGCTCATCCTTGAGCTTCTTGCCGGGGGAAACAGAAGAAAAGCCAGAATTGCTGACCTCCCAGCCATTTACGCTCATGCTGTCAACGCCGACGCGAACATTGATGTCGCTGTCGTTCACGACAATCACGCTTGCGCGCATGAAGTGCATGGAGTCGGTATGGAGGGAATCAGCCTTGAAGTCGCCTGTCAGATAGACCGAAACGCCGTCCTGCTCGAACAGCAGGGTCTTTCCCTCAGCCACAAGCTCCCGTTTTGTCAGCTCGTTCCGCGCCGCGTCCACGATGTCGTGAAGCTGTGCGTCGGTCATGGAAGCGTAATCCAGACCCTCCGCAAGGCAAGAGCCGCACAGAAGCAGCAAAGCAAGAAGCACCGTGAGAAACTTTTTCATGGTGAGCGCCTCCCTATGAAGTGTTATTGAGTTAAAAATATTATACACTTACGGGGGAGGGAATGTCAATCGTTTTGGGCGGTTCGCACAAAATTTTCGACTTTTTACTGCCCTTTTCGCTTCCACACGCGGTTCAGCGCGTAGCGCACCGCGTCGATGGAGTGGTTATTCGCGTCCGGGTAGCCGCTTACCACGTCGCCGTCCGCCGTGCGCTCATATTCATAGTGCGTGAACTCCCGCGCCGTTTCGGGGCATCGGGCAGGGTCTATGACGATGGCTTTCAACGATTGCAGCCACTTCATGCTGTATCGCACGCTGTCCGGGCCCTTTTCAGCGCCCCGGCAGGAGCAGCCGTAGGAGCGCAGGTCAGAAACGCTTTTCGGCTCGGCGCTGTCAGCTATGATAGGGTCGCTTTCAGTCATGCCCTTTTCTTTCTGCAAGCGCCGCCAAAGCTCGGCGTTACTGGTCTTAATCGCCCGCAGTTCGTCAAAGACGTAAAGAGTCAACTGTGCGGGATTGTAGCAGCATTTCACCCAATGGGCGGGGTCGGGATACCAGCCGAAGTCCAGCCCGAAGTAGATGCTGCCGAACGTTGCGATTTCGCTGTCCGTAATTTCACGGATAACAAGGTTGTCAAACACCTCGCCGCCTGTACCCGTCACCTCGCCCAGATATTCATGCCGGTACGCCTTGGGGTTAATCAGCGCCAGCTCCAGAGCATCGTTGAAAAACTGCTGTCCCAGCCACTCAGGCGGCACACTGCGGTAGTCCGACGAATGCACGAGGGTATCACGGGTGGGACGCAGCACTTCTTCATTCATGAAGTTCGACTGCGTTTCAGGCGGGTTAAACGTCATAAAGTTCCAGTACAGGTCGCCGCCGCGTCTTGCGGATTGCAGCACGGAACGGATTTCCTTCATGCCGGAGAACTGGTCGGCTTCCTCGAACCATGTCACGCCAAAGTAGCCGCGGGGTGCTTTGATGGACTTGATTTTCATGGGGTCATCCAGCCCTCGGAAAAGGATAACCTGCCCCGTTTTCTCGCGCTTAATCTGCATGGGCGACACTCGGCAGGTGAACTCGTCGCTCAAGCCCAGCTTGTCGATGGCGAATTGCATCTGCCCAAACACGGAATCGCGCAGGGTTTTCGCCGTCTTGCGCAGAATCAAGGCGTTCACATCGGGATGCTCCAGCATAATCAGCGGGATGACAAAGCCTGTGAAAGAGGATTTCAGCGAACCACGTCCGCCCTTGAGCATGTACTGCGAATGCTTATGCGCCAGCACATCCTCCAGCAGCGCGTCATAGTTGGGGGCGAGCAAGTCCTCGATGTAAACATCACTGCGCATCTTGATCCGTTCCCGCTTTCTCGGCTGCCTGCCCGATGGCTTTCAGCGCTTCCGCCGTCGCCTTTCTCGCCTCTTCCCGTGTAGCTTTGTCCTCTTCGCTTTCCTGCTCCAGCGGCTTATCCCCCCGTATCAGGTGGATGCTGATGCCGTCCTTTTTCTGTTCCGCCGCTTCGCCCTCCGGGAAATCCGGCAGAGGAGCGTTTTCGCCGAAAGCGTATTTGAAAAGCCAGTCACGGGACTCGGTGTTTCCCGTCGCCAGATACTTCTCCACTTCCTGCATGACGATGAGCGTCTGGATAGGGACGTTCTTTTTCTTCGCTTCTTCCAGCGTGTAAATGTCGTTTGGGTCGGCTACTGCGCCCTTGCGGTAGCCCATAGCCAACACCGAACGGATAATCTGCGAAAGCAGCGCTTGTTCGTGCCGCTGCTTCGCCCGCGCTTTACCGCCCTTGCTTCGGATGGCCTGCGCTTCTTCGGGCGAACGCTGCGTCACCGGGATCAGGTTCTTGGATTGTGGCCCGCCCGGCTTACTTCCTCCCTTTGCCAAAGCGTGTCACCTCCCGTCTGCTTGGCACGGAAAAAGCCGCAGGGGGCATTGCACCCTCTGCGGCTCTGCGTATGCGGTTCTGATTACTTCTTCTTGCCCTTCGCCGCGGGTTTCTTCTTCGCGGGGGCGGGCTTCTTCTTGTCGGGATAACAGGAATTAAGATGACCGGCGAGCTTGTTCGCCTGTTCAGGGGTCAAGCTGCGGAGCTTTTCGTTGATGTCCATGGTGCTTCCTCCTTGCTGTTAATAGCGCTTACGGGTCATGGTCAGGGCGCTTCGATCAAGCACCGTATAGTACGTTTCGTTGCTGTACTGGTCTGACGAGATAACATTGTAGCCGCGTATCAGGGCGAATTGGCTGTAACTGTCGTGCGAGCTGTGCGACTTCGCAAAGCCCAGCGCCTTGCGCGCCTGCGGATGGGACTTCACAAAGGCGTCGTAGTCCTGCCTGAGCTGAGTCTCGGAAATAACTCTTGCTTTGCTGTTCAGCACCGCACCAACGGTCTGACCCGTATGGTCGCCGTAGGCTTTGGAGCCGGACAGCGAGTTAGAGAAGTACAGACCGTCGCCGTGAATGCCCCTGCCGACAAAGGTCAAGTCGCCATCTATAAGCATATCACAACAGTCGCTCGATGTAAAGGGGACGCCATCAACTACGGTGTCGTTTACTGTGCGGTATAGGACAGGCGAGTTCTGCGCCAGCCCATCGAACGTGTTTTGATCGACGACTTCCGGCTTGCCGTTCATGCCCATAGCGTAAAGCATACGCTGGAGGTGGAGGTCGCTCAGGAATGTCGGTATGTCGGTCTTGTTCACGTCAATCAGAAAATCGTGAAGCTCTTGGTCGCTCATATTCGCAAGAGCCGCCTGTGTTACACCGGTCGGCGGCTGTGTGCCGTTCAACGGATCAGGCTGTAACTGCTGCGTCTGTATCGGCGGCGATACAGTGCGTGAGAAGTTCGCGCCGCGTCCGCCCATTTACTTGCCCTTCTTTCCGCCAGAAACGCCCCGTGCGCCCTTTGCGGGCTTGAGCAGGGTAACACTCTTGCCCGTGGCGATAAAGCGTTCCTCGCCCGTCTGGGGGCTGTTCTCGGCGGTCTTTCTGCCGCCCTTCTTCGCCGCCGTCTTGGAAGCCTTGTCCGTCTTGCTGGTAGCCATATGAAGCTCCTCCCTTACTCGGTAATAATTTCGATGTCCACCACGACACGCGGCAGTGCGCCGCCCAATCGTGGGTAGGCCGTTGTGCCGTCAAAGTGCGCGCCCGTAGCGCGGAATACCGTGCCACGGGAAAGAATGATTTCGGCTTGCTTCGCGTTGCCCAGTACGCATTTCGTACCGCCCGGAGCTTTGATGTTCAGGTACACCTCGCGCCCGCCTGCCTGCGCCCCGCTGATGAACGGGTTCTTGGAGCGGTCAAAGGCAGTGGACACAAACTTTTTCTCTTTGTACTCCGCGCCCTTCACTGCCGCGTCAAGCTGCGCCGGGGTCATGTTCTGGTAGTTCTGCACGCCCAGCGCTTCCAGAAAATCCTTGTGCGCCGCACGGAACAGCATCGTGTTTTTGCCCAAATCGTGCATAGCCGCGTCGAGACGCTGTGCAACATAGGTTTCCGTAGCGTCCAGCGTTTGCCCGTTCTCCAGCTTGTGGTTCATGTTCTGCGACAGGGTAAAGCCGTTGGACTGCGTATCCTCGCGGATGTACTGATTGATGGCAAGCCTTGTGTTGATGTCATAGCGGTTCTGCGCCTGCGCCATGTCGTCCGCGTCCTGCTGTGTCATATGGACGAACGGCCCAGCATACACACGCGCCACAGGGCCGCCGGTCGGCGCGGCGGTTTGCGCCTGTGTGCCAGCCTGCGCTTGTGGTGGCCTCGTGCTTACGATACGCGAGCCTGATCCTCTGCCTCCCATGCTACTTCTGCGCCTCCTTCCTGCGCTTCTTGATGGTGTCCTGAAACGCCTGTATCTGTACGATGTTGCCGTAGCATTCATCCGGCACATCGCCGTAAAAGATAATCTTGGACGGCTTGAGCCTGTCCATCATTTCCCGGTAGCCGTCGATAAATAACTGCTTTTGTGCCGCCGCCATCTGCGTCCCAACAGCAGAAACAGCCACACACCCGCCCACAGGTTCACCGTCAAAGCACCAGTCATAGGAACGGTGGTCGCTCCAACTGATGGTCGGAATCACCAGCAATCCCTCGTACTGCCAGTACGCGCCCAGCCAGTGCTTGCGGTAGTGGTTGTAAAGCTGAATAGCCACAGGAAAGTCGGTGTATGTTGAAAAGTCGGGAGTCATGACGGCGGGAAAGCGCTGCAACAGCGGCAAATAGGTGTCCGGCTGTGCCCACAGGCGCGTAAACTGGTAATCGTCGATAAAGAAGTGTACGCCATGCCGTGACTGTTCTTCCTTCGCGGATTTGGCATAATTGAAGCTGATCCAGTTTTCTACGTCACAGTCCTCCGGGGCGATATACGGAATGCCTAAATCTGTCGTTCCCTGAAAAATGCCTTTGTTCAGGTTTTCGTAGTTCCGTTCGGCGCGATATTGCGGCATAGTATCCGCCCCCTTTCTGCGCACAATAAAGGACTCACACGGCGCTGCCCTTACGTCGTATGAGTCCTTGCAAACACCCCGAATAAGGACCTCCGCATAGATGCGGGAAGGAGGCGAACCCGCCAGCGCCGGAAAGACCGAAACGTGCGCATTGCGGAAGCCGATGTCTGCCCATATAACATAACACACTTGACAGGAAATGTCGCGGGACAAAGCGGGACAACCTCCACGTCAGGTGCTCTTATCATCCTTGAGATAGCGATAGCACATCTTGCGCGCCGTCTCACCCCTTCCGCTGGCGCCCCACAGGGAGAACGCCGATTGCTCCCACGGCAAACCATTGACAAAGCGCAAGGTGAAAAGCTGCCGCAGAAGCGAGTCCTCTATGCCGTCAATATACGCCTCCAGCCGCTCACGCTCCAGCAGACAAAGGGTTTGCCGAGTGCTGATAGTCACGCGCATGTTTGTGATGGCGTTACGCTTACGCAGAATATTGCTTTCAAGCTGTCCGATGCGCATAACCATGTTTTCGACCGGACTGCTTACGTTGTGCGCCTTGGGCATGTCCGACAGGGGAGGGGACGAACAGTCGCCAATGGCAGACCGCAGTTCTGCCAGCAGTCTTTCATCCTCGGCGCAATCCGTTTCCAGCCGCTCAAGCTGCCGCTTATTCAGTTCCACCTCGCGGTTCAGGTGGTACAGCTTCGACAGTTCTTTCACCGTCATACGCAACTCTCCTTTCGCGCCCTTTCCAAACGCACCCGCAGGGCGTTCAGGAGGCTCTCCTGCGTCTTTTCCTTGCCGGACAGGGCTTTCATCACGTCCTCATCCACACCGCCCTGCACAATCAAATGGTGGATGATTACGGGATACTCCTGCCCCTGACGGTGGAGGCGCTTGTTGGCCTGCTGGTACAGCTCCAGACTCCACGTCAGCCCGAACCAAATCACATGATGCCCGCCCTGCTGGAGGTTCAGACCGTAGGCACAAGACGCGGGATGCGCCAGCAGAATGTCAATCTTGCCAGCGTTCCAGTCCGCCTCATCCGCCGCGCCCTCATACACCCTCACGTGTAGCTTCGTCTTTCCCAGCGCCTCCAGTAGCCGCGCCTTATCGTGCTGGAAATTATAGAACACAAGTGCTCGCTGCCCGTTTAGCTGCTCCACCGTCTCCATGAACGACTCAATCTTGCAGTTATGCACCACAGTCGCATTGCCCGCCTCGTCGTATACCGCGCCATCGCACAACTGCAACAGCTTGTTGGTCAACACGCCCGCCGAATTTGCCGTGATGAGCGTTTCGGGGTCAACCTCCAGCAGCATATCCCGCTCCAGCCTGCTATAAGCCGCCTGCGCTTTCTCGTCCAGCTTCACGGGGATTTCTTCGCTGATGCAGTCTGGAAGGGTCAGATAGTCGCTTGCTTTCATGCTGATGCATATGTCACTCAGCAAACCGTAGATTGCCTCCTGCGCCCCTTCACGGGGCTTATAAGACCACACCGTCGCGCCGTTACGCTTGTCCGGCAGAAAAAACATATCGCGGTACACCGATACCGTGCGCCCTAACCGCTTGCCGCCGTCCAGCAGATAAATTTGACTCCACAGGTCAGTCAGCCCATGCGGGGTAGGCGTACCGGTTAGCTCAATCATGCGGCGAATCCGGGGACGCATGACTTTGAGCTTTTTGAAGCGCAACGCCTGATGGTTTTTGAAACTGGATGACTCATCCAGCACTACGCAGTCAAACGGCCATGTCCTGTCCTTGTGGTGTGGGTCAGAGTAATAGTCCACCAGCCACGCCACATTGTCTCGGTTGATGACATACACATCCGCTTCCGCCGCCAGAGCGGCCTCTCGTCGCGCCGCCGAACCGAGCACCACGGACACCCTTAAATCGGACAGGTGATCCCATTTTGCGGTTTCATTGCTCCATGTTGCTTCTGCTACCTTCTTCGGCGCCACCACCAGCGCACGCCGCAGGGCGAACCGATGATATTTCAGTTTGTAAATGGCGGTCAGGGTAATCACCGTCTTGCCGAGTCCCATGTCCAGAAACAGGGCAATGTTTGGCGTCTCGATGATCTTCTCTTCACAGTACCGCTGGTAATCATGAGGGACGAACTTCATGCCCCGCCGCCTCCTTCGCATCGGCCGCAGTAGTCAATCACCTCTTGCACCTTCTCAGGAGAATCGACCGCCGAAAACACCTTAAAGCCCAGCTTCCGTAGCCTTGCCTGAACGAAAAGCTGCCGCTGCCGTTCCACTTGTCCCGGACGTTTCAGCTCTACGAACACCGTTTCCGCACCGGGAAGCAGAATAATCCTGTCAGGCACTCCTGTAAAACCGGGGGTCACAAATTTCAGACAGCGGGCCTTTGGAACGCGCGCCTTAATCCCGTCGCGCAGCATCCGCTCAACACTTTTTTCCAGCATCAGTTACTTGCCTCCCAAACCGTAAAATTCACCAACTGGTAACTCTCGCGCGCCCGCGCGCGTATAGACGGGCACGATCAGGCGGATAGGCGTTTCGCGTGCGCCCCTAACGCCCATATTTGTAAAGTCTATTAGGAAAGAATGTTCCAATGTTACCACTCACTTAAAAAGCCTTGTTTTTCAAGGGTTTTGGGATTTTTTCTGGTAACATTCTTGGTAACATTCGCGGGAACATTCTCAAATTGGGAAAAATTGAATGTTCCCGCTCGCTGGTAACATAAAAAAGATTGTTCCCATAGAATGTTACCACTTTTCCGAGAATGTTCCCGCTTTTTGGGGGGAGAATGTTACCATCATTTCTTGCTGAATCCGCGCTGTTTATCACCGTAGGCTTTGCCAAACCGGCCATGAATTGAACGCCAGCCGGGGAGCCGTTCCAGCACGGCGTTAATCTCCCGCGCATCCGATTTGCGCATATCGCTGATGGGCTTGCAGTACAGCTCGCACCACACCTCTGCCGCGCAAACCTTGTCTCTCTCCACCATCGTGTAGCTTTCTTCCCCGCCCTTCGCCAGTCCGCTCCAGAACGCCCGGCGCTGGTCGATGTCCCACTTCACCCAGTCGTCAGGGATGGGGCGCTCAATGAACTCAAGAATCAACCCTTCCTGCACGCTGGCTTCACGGTGCTCTTCCTGCTTGTCTCGCGCCAGCGCCTCCACCTCACCCGTCAGATACAGTGACTCGCCCATTTGCCAACGCACTTTGGCTTCCGCCCACACCTGCCGGATTACGTCATCCGTCAGGTCGTTAAACACGGTCTTGTCGTGCGGCACTATGCCCACGTCCACGGGCCAGAAGCGGCGGTTGCCGGTCGTGTCCTGTAAGAAGTCTACCTGATTGCAAGTGCCAAAGAAAACGCAGCAGCGGGGTAAATCCTTAACGTGACGGCCATAGGCGGCGCGGTAGCGGTCAGCGCGCAGGGAGAGGAACTGCTTAATGCACGTTACGTCAGAACGCCTGAAAGCGTCTAGCTCGGCGATTTCCACCAGCCACACGCCCTGCAACAGCTCGGACGCTTCCTTGCCCTCGAACGTTCTGATGGAGTCATTGAAAAAGCCGAGGCTCATCTTGTCCAGCAGCGTTGACTTGCCGATGCCCTGCGGGCCGCACAAAATCAGCATATTGTCGTACTTGCAGCCGGGAAGCATGGCACGAGCGACAGCCGCGACGAACGCCTTGCGGCACACAGTGCGGTTATACAGTGAATCCTCCGCGCCCAGATAGTCGATGAACAGCGTATCCAGCCGTGGCGTACCATCCCATGTCAAGCCCTCGATGTAATCCTGCACTTCGTTGAAAGCGTGGGTTGCGGCATGGATGTCCAGCGCAGCGTCGATATTCCCGCGCCCGGTTATGGCGTACTGCTTTTCCATGTACCAGTACAGGCCATTGGAATCCGTGTCCGACCACATACGGCGGCGATGCTCACCCTTTGCCACGTCCCACGGCAGCTTCTCCAGCACCTCACCGCGCCCAGCAAAACGGTTCAGCGCAAAGCGCCCTTTCAGCAGCGGGTCGTTTTCTAAAATGATTCGCACGTTGTCGATGGAGCCTTTAATCCTGCCTGTCTGTGGTTCACGCTGGAGCTTGAGCATCCAGTTTCCGGGGTCATCAGCGTTATCCGCGCCCACGCCCTCAAAATCAGCTATGGCGCTGTCGTAGCGTTCCTGCATCAGCAACACAGCCACATCATCAAGGCTGTTGGCATACTCCAGCATTCGCTTGTAAGACGGCAGACGATTCGCAGGCGTACTTGCGTCGCTCACGTCATCCGCGTCTCCGAACCTGTGTAGCCTCACCATGTCGAAACTGTTTACCAGCCTGCCGGAACAGGGATCCGTGGCGTGATGGCTGAACAGAAACTTGCCGTTATCATACACGATGGCGCCGCCCGTGGTAGAGCCGCCCAGATAGGTATAACGGTCTTTCTCATTGTCCACCGCTTCGTAGATGCCGGGCAGCAGCTCGTCGATAGCGCGGTAGATGTCGTAGGTACGGCAGAACGCGCCCACGATGCCGGGCTTTGCTTCGGGGTCGCCTTGCTTGACTGCCAGCTTTTGGTAGCTAAAACTGCCGGGAACCTGCGGCCACTCGCTGATGTCGTGCCAGTCCTTATAGCTTGCCAGCAAAGAATCAACCGACGCAAAAGGCTCGTCAGCCGTGCGGAATACAAACTCACTGTCCGAGCAGCAGGACGGCCAGTACATCAGGCGCGACACCTCAAAGGTCGTCGGGTCGGCCATACTGATGCCAATGTAATCCGCCATACGCCGGGCGCAAGGCTCGTATTCGTCCAGGGTCATGGTTCTGTCCGTAGGAATCAAAACGCGCAGTCTGGGGGCGTTGGGCGCGTGCTTGCGGGTACTGTAAACGCAGTAGTTGCATTTGAGACCGTCCAGCGTCGCCAGCACCGCGTCTGTTTGCCAGCCGGGGACGTTATCAAAGTCCAGCGTGATTACGTCCCTGCCCGTTACGGCGTTCGCTTTGCGCCGTCCTCCGGCGAGAGCGCCAGCCACAAAGCCGCCCACATCCTTCAAATCGTCCTGCTGGGCTTTTTTCATTTTGGTGTATTCGGACAGAGCTTCCACGCCGCGGGCGGGCGTTTTCAGGCGGTCATAGAGCTCAGAAACCGTCAGCGTTTGGCGCTGCCAGTTAATGTCCTTACGGCTCTTGCCCGCCGAAATGATAATTGGTCTGTCGTAGGTCATGGTGGTTCTTTCGCTCCCTTTCCCGCATTATCTGCAACGCCTCATGGCGGCTTTTTCTGTGGGGCTCGGCATCGTGCGGTTGCACACTGTTTCATAGCAGCCGTAGATAGCGTTCAGTTCTTTATCCTCTGCATCACGGCGTATCTTTGCTTTTTCTTCGCCTGCCGCACAGATGACCTGAAATTCTGCCGTGCTCATCCTGCCCGTGCGAACCAGCGCATTGTACAGCTCAGATACCTTGTAGGCATCCACGTTGTGAGCGGCGCGGTCACGCTCGGTTAGGTGGTGCATAAACGCTTTGTACATGGAGCGATATTCAGCCGCTTCCTGCAAAAGCGCATTTTTCTCAGAATGGTATTTCGCGCGCCGTGCCTTGCGGCAGGTGTCCTCCATTGCATCCATGATGTTCTGGAGAAAAGTCTCCTCACTGATAACTACGGTTCCGCACTTCTGACAACGGATTAGTTTCATTTACTTCACCTTTGCTTTGTGTCGATTGAAACGAGCCGTGTAACCTCTTTTACTTCACCTTGCCGAGAGGACAGCGGTACTCATACAGCGCTTTGTGTCCATCCGCAAACTGGATCGTCAACCTCTGAGGATAAGGCTTATGCGCATTGTTTTTCGCCAGATATTTTGTGTCAGTGACGATGCGCTCTGCGCCTGCTGGCAACCGCAGATGAAACGTTTCGCACTCTCGGCACATGTTCTTGTCCGCATACGTCGTGCCGCACACTTCACACTTGTATACCTTGCTTTCAATCATGTGCGCTCCTCCTTTAACCGCGTCAGCTCCCACAACTCATAAGCGCGCTGATGCAGCAGTTGCCATACGTCTGACAGTCCGTTACAGTATCCGATTTGCCGCTGTATCCTCTCTTCCAGCACCTTCAACGTCGCGTCGCGCACGATGTTCGGTGGATCTGTTTTCTCGATGCGGTCGCGTTCAGCGGCGAGAATGGACAATCCGGTGCGCGCTTTTTCCAGCATCTCATCTGCACGAGAACACAGATACAGCACTTCTTTCTCACTGATGGCCGCGACCTGCCGCGCCTGAGCAGGCGCATACAAGAGGATCGACTTGTCGGGTTCTACCCCTATGCGGGTGCATTGTGACTCTGCGTCACACAGATGCAAAAACGGCACACCACGCACCATGAACCCTCTAAGGGTTTTATCCTTGATATGCTTGCAGTAAACATGCCCCATGACAGCGACCTCCACTTACCTCTATCGTCGTTCTTGCCGCGCTATGCAGTCGTTCGGACGTTTATCCCGCCACCCACGAGGGGCGGCGGGATTGCTCCGATGTCAGATGTCAGGAAATTTGGAAGCAGATGGGGGCGCGAAGCGCGTTGGATGCGTCGTAGCTGCCCGTGCAGCCGCTGCCGCTGACAAGCACGAAGCAGGTGGCAATGCCGCTATAAGCAGAAGAAGTCCAATACCATCTTGTGCCCCCATCCTCATCAACCCGCACACGGGATTCAGAAGTGGAAAAGACCGGGTAGCGCACCCCGCACTCAGCGGAAGAAAAAATCGCAGAACCGAACAACTCACTTTCGGTCGGAAGAAACAGCATATCGGTACTGGTATGCTTGCGTCCCTTGCAATCCACGCTCTCGCGAATGGTAGGCTGAATCAACTCTCGCAGCGCGTCAGGCAGGGATTCAAGCATATCATGGTTCAGCCAGTGACGAAGCTCCGTGTCCACCCAGCCGTTAGGACACGCACCGCTGTGCATACGATGCGCAGGTAGCAACTCTTTGGACATAACGGTAACAGTAAGACGCTCTTCATCTTCCTCTGCCCGGTCATGGCAGCAGCCGATGATCTCGAAGTGATAGCCGAAGTCCTCAATCACGTCGCGGAGCTTGAAGCGCTTAAGAAAAGTGCCGTTCCGCAGGGAGTCACGCACAAGAGCCAAGCCCTGAACGGACACGGGCTTCTCGCAGAAGCCCAGCTCCTTGATCTGTTCCGGGGTCAGGAGCGTTTTGTTACCGTTGATGCAGATGTAACCTTCCATGATTTCTCCTCCTTATCGGCGAATATGGACGGCAGCGCGTCCGTTCGTCTGCAAATTGTTCCAAAAATCCGTAGAAATGACGTTGCCCTCTTTCACGGGCTCAGCATCGGGAGGGGGCACGGGAATCGGAACGGGTTGTCTCCGTGCGACCGCGTGCACGGTGCTTTCGGCATCGTTAGTCGTTCGGGCAGTGATTCGGATGTTTTCTTCCTTCTGCGCCTGACGATAGCCGGAGCTATACGCCCTGCTCTCACTGTCACGGCGAATGCGATTGTGTACCGCGTCCGTCGCAATGCCGAGGGCGAAGAAGAAAAAGGCAAGTACGATGTCCATAGTCTTTCCTCCAGTTATTTATTTCCACCACCAGCAGTCCAACCGCTGTGACAAAACACACAGACCGTTGTACAGGATGGAAGGTAACAGAGTTAGCAGCATGAGCGGGTAGATAAGCGGAACCTTAATCAGCCTGCGCACAAAACGATTCAGACTCCAGACGAAGTAGGTCATTTGTGATCTTCTCCTTCATCGAAGCAGAAGTCCGCCCAGCTCTTTTCACGGTCTACCTTGAAAACGCGGTCAAAAACTTTGGCAATACCGTGCTTGCAGTGATTGCAGTCTTCTTCGCAGAGGAAGCAGTAAAAGCCTTGCACGAGCTGGCACAACAGGACCAAATCATGCGCGTTGATGGCCGTTGCATCTTCGTCCATGTGACTGACGGGAGCATTGTAGTACACCTTGTACTTCATGCTCGGCAGCATGCGGCGGATGGCGCGCTTCTTCTCTGCCGGAATGGTCTCTACGATGCGCGCCAACAGCCGTGACAGCGTAGCCTCCGCCAGCCGCAAATCGCGGTATCCGTTGGGGATGGCTTTGAGCCTGTCCCGCATATCGGTCTTTACCCCGTCAAACTCCTGTAACGCGGCAAACATGGCAAAGAGTCCGTCCATCTCACCCTGCCGCATTCGCATTTCAGGAAGGGGCTTTCCTACGTCGTTACTCATGGTTCTGCGCCTCCTGCTCATCGGGATCGTGCTTGAATTGATGACGGCTTATGACCGTCCACAATAGCTAAATATTTTTAGCTGCTGAGTTTATTATAGCAAAAATACTTTGCTTGTCAATATGTTCAGCAAAATATTTTTTACTATTCTCTCGGATAAAAGACCCGCCGCAAGACAGTACGGCGGGTCACCAAACTCTCAGCGAGGAATTTTATCAAGGTGCATTCGGCTTCCTGTTGCTTCCGTCTGCCCGCAATACTTGCCAGTGTACGGACGCTCGACACCTTGCGCTTGCTCGAACACAATCTGAGCCACAGGATAACCGGGGCGTATCAAAATCGTGTTTTTCGTTTCGTTTTTGAGCTCCAGCGTAATGTGTCCATGAAAACCGGGGTCGATAAAGCCAGCGTTCTGCACTGTCAGCCCTGCGCGACCGATGGAAGAACGTCCCTGCACAAACGCCGCAAGATGCAGCGGCAAGTTGATGGACTCTATTGTCGTGGCGAGGGCAAACTGACCGGGACGCAACTTGAACGCCTTACCTTTTTGCAAAACGATTTTCTTGTATTTTACCTCGTCGCCCAGCGCCACACTACCGAACCACTTGCGTCGAGGAACCAAGAAGGATGTGCCAATGCGCACGTTCAGGCTCGCTGGGTTAATAAGCAATTTAGGATACGCCGGGAAATAACCCTCCGCCATCATCCACTTAATTTCAGAGTCGCCCAAAATCATGTGCGTTCATCTCCTTCACTTCGTGTAGCTTCTTCCACCTGCTCAAGCTCACCACCGCAGGCCGCATATCCTGCGAGATCGATCCAGTTATCTGCTTTTCCGTGCCCCGTTGCGATACGAGCGATTTTCAGCAGTCCCAGCATCGCCGCAACGTCTTTCGAGTCGATGCCGATAATGTTCGGGCGCATACAGGGGCGAAGATAAGCATTCCAAAATGCAGCAACCAATCCAAAGTTGTTTTCGGGAGAACCGTAGTCCTCTTGCCTGTCACCGTTCACACACTTCGCGGCGGCTTGTAGCACTTCTTCACGAGTCATGGTTTCCTCCTCCAATCGTTTCTTCTTTTGCCGGTTCATCGACCGGCACAATATCGAACAGACGGCGGCCATTATCTTGAAGCACCTGATAGATTCCGCCAGAGAGCGCCCGCACAAGCTGTTCTTCATCAGGCACTTCAATCTGTGCGTTATTGATTAGGACGTGCAGGATTTCGTGCCAAAGCGTGACGCACATGTGCTCATATCCCTGCGTATCAGGGTTTAGTTGTATGCGGTTGTGGACGAAATCGGCGTGTCCGTGCGCAATGTTCGTCCCATCGTTCAGCAACTTCACATGCTCCACGGGATAATCAATGCCGTTGATTCGCACGAAAGACGGTATCTTCAAGTTGCAGCCTCCTGTTCCTCTGGCGCTTCATTGCCCCATACCTTCCAGCCGGGCGCTGCTCTGCGCGCAAACAGTTCAATGCGTGGGGTATAGGAAACACGTTCGATCATTTTGCGCATGGTTTCGGGCTTGCGGCTGTGTTCACGTTTCGGTTCAACAAAACCCGTTACGCCCTGCATACGCTTTCCTTCCTCCAACTTGTAAGGTAGTTTTTTTTTGTGTGGTTGCAAAGATACAGTGCTCCGTCATACCACGAAAATACTGCCCCAAGCCCATGCTATCCTTGCACCAAGTAATCAGTGTAACATACTGAAAGCCCCATGCCTTTACGCATTCCAGCGCGTCAGGCAGGTAGTTGTTCGTCGTCCACATATACAAGTGACAGCCCTCTGGATCTGCGAGTGAAGCGATAGGCAAGGCCTTGATTTCCTTTATGGACATCAGAGCATAATGCCGGTCAGCCCCGCGTTTAATCTTCCCGCCGCCGCGCTCTGGCCACGGCGGGTCTATGTAAATCGTTTTGTATTGTCCTTGCGGAAACATTTGCACATCTCCTATTCTTTTTCAGGGAAATGCCGCTTTGTAACGGCCATCGGAAACTCTTCGATTTCGCTTGCCCATACGCATGAACCTGACCCGTTCAGCGACTCCCACAGCAGCGGAAAGCCGCCTATCCCGTCAAACAGGCTTGCCATTGTGCGCTCTGTCCCGCAGCAGACCGTTAGGCGCTGCAATACATATAGCCACGGCGGGAGGGCAATGCTGTTGCCGAGTGCCTTATAGCGTTCGCTGTCCGTGCTCTCTTTGTGACACTTTCCTTTGCTGTCCATCCACTCACCGAGGTCTGTCCAGCCATCAGGGAAGCCTTGCAGACGTTCACACTCAAGCGGCGTCATACGTCGCACACAGTACCCGCACCGCAGGGTATTGTTCAGGTTCAAGCTCTGCCCGCCATTGCTTTTGGCTTGCAGTGTTCCATTGACACCTGTGTTTTCCGTGCCGTTGCGGCAGTCCACCGCAGCAACGTCGGACACGACCAGCGCCGTATAATCCGTAACGCGGCTTTGATGATCTCCCGTCTGTGTAGGCGCTATCTCGCCCTTCCCGTTACCCCTTGCGTCGTAAACCACGGCAGGCCGATCAACGGTGTTCAGCGTATAGCTCTGTTCTGCTTTCCAGCCCTTGTCGTTGCACCCGGCCGTATCGGCGCGGTCGATACAGTTTCCCTGAATACAGAACACAGTCGGATCAAGATGACTTCCGTTTGCGCTGAGGGCAGGAGCTTGCTCTTCTACGAAGCCAATAGATCGCGCCTTTTCTGACTGACCGCCCTTGAAACCCGCAGCACAAACCATAGGAAGCGCACCATGTGACTTTGCACGCAGTGTTTCAGCCGTTTCGCCGCCCGTTTGACCACGGTTTGAAAAGGCAATCGGAGCGGACTGAAACACGACGTTCGACCCACGGTCGAGACAAGGACTCCCATCATGACGCGCAAGCAGAGACCGCGCTGTTTCGGGGTAGCATACAAGGTCGGTTGCATCCTTTGCCCGCCTACCACACTGCGTCCCTGCGACATCGGATTGCTTGCAATCGCCAAAGCTCTGCTGTGCGTAAGCAACAGGCGCGCATATTCCGGCACGATTTTGTCCTCCCGTTGCGTTGCTCGACAGGGACGGAGAAACGCCATCGACAGCGTATTGCCGAATCGTCTGTGAATCCCACGGGTTCAAGCATCGGATACCGCTTTGCTCTGCGCCATCAACGCTTCTCGCAACGTCGGCGGCAATTCTTTCCCTCGACGTTCTGCGCGCCGGATAATCCCAAGACACGCTTTCGCGCTCAAATAATACTTCTGGGGCGCGTTCGCCTCCAAAATCTGCGACAAGCGAGATGCGACGGCGGCGCTGGGGGACTCCCCAAAACTGCGCATCAAGTACCCGCCACGCGATAGACCAGCCGCCGTTTGCTCCAAACAGGCATCCTGCCATTGGCCATCCACCGTCAGGCACAGGCACATCGGGGGCTTCCGGCTCGATGACCCTGATCGTTTCTTGTAAAACTGCGCCAAAGTCTGCGCCTCTGTTGGAGCTAAAAGCCCCCGGTACGTTTTCCCAGACCATGAAACGGGGGCGGACACCCCCCCGCTATTGCCTCTTTGCTCATCCGCAAGCCTCATTTCCTTTATAAGCCGGATCTGCTCCATGAACAGACCAGACCGTTCTCCTGCCAGTCCCGCC